GAGAATGGTGGCGACCTTGGAAAGGACCCATACCTAATTTGATGCATGTAATACAAAGTTATGATACAGCCTTTAGTAAAAGAGAAACCTCTGATTACTCTGCAATTACAACATGGGGTGTTTTTACACCAGATGAAGGTGGGGGACCCAATATAATTTTACTTGATGCGTTACGAGGTAAATATGATTTTCCAGAATTAAAAGCAGTCGCTTTAGATGCGAATAAGTATTGGGAACCCGAAAGTATAATTATTGAACAAAAAGCTAGTGGTGAACCTTTAACTCAGGAATTTAGACGAATGGGTATACCTGTGATACCTTTCGTACCAAGTAAGGGTAATGACAAACACACACGTGTAAATGCGACATCACCAATTTTTGAAAGTGGTGCTGTATGGTATCCGTATGGTGAACATTTTGCAGAAGAGGTTATTGAAGAGTGTGCTGCTTTCCCCAATGGTTCACATGATGATTATGTTGATTCAACCACACAAGCGTTACTAAGGTATCGCCAAGGCAACTTTGTTGAGTTATACTCAGACTATGTAGATAACGAAGATAGACCTCCGAAGGAATATAGATATTATGGCTGAAGAAAATCAAAATGAAGAAGGTGTCAATCTCTTTACAATATTAGGTGGTATTGGTGCAACGGCTCTGGCTATACCACGTGCTAGAAGAAAAATTGCTAGTGGTATAAAAAGTTTATTTAGAGATGACGATAAAAAATTTACAAGAGGTGTAGATAATTTTGCATCAAAGCAAGAAGTAAAAAAATTAAACGAAATTGTTGAGGACAATAAATCTACCGATTTAACTATGACTCCTGAAATGCGTAAAGCTCAAGAAGCTCTTCGTGCCGAACAAGATGAGATGGAGGATATAAAAAAAAGAGTTATTAAAGAACCTTTAACATTTGGGGGTAAGGTTAATAACCCTGATTATAATACAGCTACGGATCAAAATATTGGTCGTAGAGATCCTACTTATAATTTTGGTTCAACTCTTTATGACTTTATAGCTTTACATCCAGCAAAAAAATCATTGTCAGCTGACCAATGGATCGCCGAGTTGAGTAACCCACAAAGAATGGCAGGGTTACGATATAAAACACCGGGTTATCAAAACATTGAGGCTGGTGTTACTAAACAAGAATTAGAAGATGTTAACATCGCCAAGTTTGACGGCAACAAATTAGTTGGTGGTTTGTTAAAAGCAGCCAAAGATTCTGATGTAAAGATAAGTAAAAAGTTGCTACTTGAAATGGCTGAGAACACACCAGCAGCAAGACTTGAAGTAACTGAATATGGTGTACCTATTCAGACCATAAAAAAAATTGATAGGTTCTATGATAAACTGACAGAGTCTTATAAACACGATGTCGAAAATGTAGTACCAAAACTAAAAACAGTAGCATCTAGTGAAATAAAAGATGCAGACATAAAAAGAAATTTTCTGTTGCAAGCTGATGATGCTGCAAATACAACATTTACGAGATTAATTAACCAGAGACAAAATTTGCATGATAACTTTGCTGAAGGGGGGCAACAGAGCCTATTTGGTAACAATAGAGCATCAGTGCAAAGAGAATTACAAAATAGAATAGACAAAAAAATAAATGTCGTAGATGAAATAGCTCAAGCTCAAGGTTTATATGATCCTAACACGCTGTATCCCAAAACAGCTAAAGCTCTCCGTACCATGCAAGAAACTATGCCCAACAAAGCAAAAGAAGAGGCTCAGGCTCTTGCAGTAGAGATTGCCGATGATTATGAAAAAATATTCAGACAACCTTTACGTGAAGTGCAAACAAAATACCAACAACATAAAGAATACAAACTTGCAGGAGCAGAGGCAACGGGAGAAATTGTTGTTAACATAAGACCTAGACCGGGCACTTATGTAGGGCGACGTCCCTCAAATAATGACGCAAGTATTAGAGGAGATGAGCAAACTCATTATGCTGATAGACCTCAAAGTGTGGATCAATTGTATTTTGCACGATACGGCATACGTTCAGATTATTATAATCCTGATATGAAGGGCATAACAATTGATGAAATTCAGGCTGATATAGCTCAAGCTGTAGCCAAAAGAAAAAAAAGCGAGAGAAAAAAACCAAGAATTAATCCTTTTAACGTCAAATTTCAAAATGCATTGAGTCAAGAGAGAATTCGTGAACTAGCACCAAGAGCTAGAGAATTATCAAATAAAGGTGTTAACATGACGATGAAAGAAAGAGAAGAACTTAGA